GCAGCATTAAGGTCGATGATACGATTGTAGGATTGAAGGTATTTCGTGACAATCTGTTTATCTTTTGTGAAAATAGAATATTTAAATTAGGGGGTAGTTCATCTTCTGATTTTGCGATTGTTCCTGTTACTAGAAACATCGGATGTATTAACGGATTTACTATTCTTGAATTTGCAGGTGACCTTGTATTTTTAGGACCAGACGGACTTCGTACTGTTGCAGGTACAGCACGTATCGGTGACGTGGAACTGGGTACAATAAGCGGTAATGTACAGCAGTTGTTTAGAGATAATCTTACAAATGCCGATGCGTTTGTCTCGTTAGTTATACCTGATAAAACTCAGTATCGAATATTCTTTTCAAAAGAAGGGCAGGCAGAAACGTCATCTATTGGTGCTACCTGTGTTATGAAAGGACAAGCGTTTGAGTTTTCTCAATTAAAAGGTATACGTCCTGCGTGTGCAGATACAATCGTAGATGAGGGTGATGTAATCGTCTTGCACGGGGGGTTTGACGGATTTGTTTACAGGCAAGAACGTGGTAATACATTTGATGGTACGTTAATAAGTGCTAAATATAGAAGTCCTGATTTGAGCATGGGTGACCCCGGTGTGCGTAAACACATGCAAAGAGTAAACGTTAACTACGCACCAGAATCTACAATTGACGCTGACTTGTTTGTCAGGTACGATTATGAATCGAACACGTCTACTCGTCCTGCAGCGTATCCTCTAGATAGTACGAATGTTGCGGGTTTATATGGGTCATCCACCTACGGTAGTGCTGTATATGGTGGCCCATCTCAGCCGATTGTTCGGAAGGCAGTAGAGGGTTCAGGATTTGCAGTAGCACTACGAGTAGAAGATGGGGCAACTGCCACAGCCCCTTACACATTAAAAGGATTTCAACTAGAGTTTCAGGTGGGAGCAAGAAGGTAAATGGGCGCAAATTATACAAGACAGTCCACGTATGCTGATGGCGATACTATAAATGCTGCTGATACCAACGATGAGTTTGACCAGCTATTAGCTGCGTTTGCGGCAAGCACAGGGCATACACACGACGGTACAACAGGAGAAGGTGGGCCAATATCTGCATTGGTCTCTAATGCCATCACCTTTGGCACAGGGGCAGACACAGATATTGCAGTAACTTTCGATGCAAACAGCAACGACGGAGTAATCACTTGGAAAGAAGATGAGGACTACTTTGAATTTAGTGATGACGTATTACTAGCGACCACAGAAAAAGTACAATTTCGTGACACGGCAATCCACATCAGTTCAAGCACAGATGGTCAACTGGACCTTGTAGCAGATACAGAAATACAGCTTGCTGCTACAACCATAGATATGAATGGTAACGTTGATATATCAGGAACCATTGTTGGGGCCAGCACAATATCAGCGGGTACAGCATTTGTTCCTGACGCAAGTGATGGTGCTGCACTAGGTACATCGTCCCTAGAGTTTAGCGATTTGTTTCTTGCTGATGCAGCCGTAATAAACTTAGGCGCAGACCAAGACACAACTCTTACTCACGTTGCCGATACGGGTATTCTCCTAAACTCAACTCGTCAGCTACAATTTGGTGACAGTGGAACTTACATACATCAATCAGCAGATGGTGTCCTTGACCTTGCGTCTGACACTGAAATAGAAATCAACGCCACAACAATCGACATGAACGGTGCGGCTGAACTATCAGGTAACCTCACTCTTGGCGCACAGCTTCGTATGCCAGATAACACAGCAAGCAAACTTCTCATTGCAGATGGCACTAGCTATGAAGAAAAGGCAGTTGGTGACCTTTCTGAAATAGCTACAGTTGCTAATGATGATGTGTTTCTTGCTGTAGATACGTCGGGCGGTGGTCTTAAAAAGATTACAAGAAGCACAATAGTATCTGGGTTAGCATCATCAGCCGCAATATCAAATGTAGTAGAAGATACCACTCCGCAATTAGGCGGTGATTTAGATACGAATGGTAACGATATTGTTACTACATCTAATGCGGATATTGACCTCGCTCCTAACGGCACAGGTAAGGTTGTAGTTAAAGGCAACACCAATCCGGGTACAGTTGTTTTTAATTGTGAGGCTAATACTCATGGTCAAACAGTAAAGGCACAACCACACTCTGCTTCAGTTACAAACGTACTAACTCTTCCACCGGGTGGTGACCAAGAGATTGTTGGTACAACCGCTACCCAAACACTTACTAATAAAACTATTGATGCTAGTCAACTTTCTGGCACAGTAGCAAATGCTCGTCTTGATGCACAACTTCAGGATGTGGCAGGATTAGCCGTTACTGATGGTAACTTTATTGTGGGTGATGGTAGTAATTTTGTAGCAGAGTCTGGAGCCACTGCTCGTACATCTCTTGGACTTGGCACATCAGCAACAACAGATACAGGTATTAGCAGTGGAAATGTAGCTGCATTTACAAGTGGTGTTGCAGATGACGATTTTCTAAGAATAGATGGCACGGCTGTTGAGGGACGTTCTGCGGCAGAGGTGCTTTCTGATATATCTGCCATGCCTTTAGCGGGTGGTGCGTTTACAGGCGATGTTACTTTTACTGGTGATAACTATAACATTGTATTTGACAAATCTGATGACCGTTTAGAATTTGCAGATAACGCTAAAGCATCATTTGGTACAGGCAATGATATTTCTATTCACTGGGATGGTACTGACGGTCATTTAAGTGTTGCAGGTACGTTAAATGTTGAAGGGTCAGGCGAAACACTTGCTAAGTTTATAGATGATGGTGCTGTTGAACTTTATCACAACAACAGCAAAAAAATAGAAACTACAGCAAATGGGGTTACGGTTACTGGAACTGCCCTCGCTACAACCAACACAGACACTAGCAACACAGGCTCTGTAACATTAGATTTTGAGGCCAATCAAAACCATGTTCTTACCCTTACAGGTAATGTAACTCTTGCAAACCCATCCACTGAGCAAGTTGGTCAAAGCGGATTTATAGTATTGATACAAGACAGCACAGGCGGCAGAACAGTTAGCCTTGGTACGGATTATGAAACTGCTGGCGGGGCTGGCCTTACACTATCATCAGCCGCAAGCGCAACAGATATAGTACCTTATGTGGTAGCCGCATCAAGCCGCATTTTACTAGGTACGCCACAGTTAGCATTTAGCTAGGAGTTAATATGTCAGGTCCATTTGGAGCAGGTGCATTACAATTATTTAGTGGAGCGGGTGATTTTTACTCGTTTCAGCCAACAGGCAGTTTAAGATTTGACGATGCTGATGATGCTTATTTAGGTCGTACATTTGGTACACCTACAAATAATAAAAAGTGGACATATAGCGTTTGGATGAAACGTGGAAACTTAGGAACAAATCAAGCCATCATGTCTGCAGATTTTGACGGCTCAAATTATTGGGATTTAAGGTTTAATACTAGTGACCAGATATATGTTCAAAATAGAATTGGTGCTTCTAATCTGTTGCTTGCAAATACAACGGAAGTTTTTCGAGATGTAGGTTCATTTTATCATATTATTTTTGTATATGATTCTGATAATTCTACTGCAGCAGACAGGGCGATTGTTTACGTAAATGGAGTAAAGAGAACACTAAGTGCAAACCCCGGTTCTGGTGATGCTTCAGCTTATAATGTAAGTGGTGAACCACACCATATAGGTGTTTCTAGAACTTTAAATTCTAGTGGAGGTATCTGGTCAGAGTTTGATGGTTATCAATCAGAGATAACTTTCGTTGATGGGCAAGCCCTAGATGAAACTGATTTAGGGCAAACGAAACAGGGCATTTGGATACCTAAACAGTATTCAGGTTCTTTTGGTAATAATGGATTCTATTTACCATTTAATAGCACTGTAACTTCAACAGGTCAATCTACAGTTCTTTACACAGGAACTGGTGCAACTCGCAGTGTAGAGGGCATGGGTTACAAGCCAGACTTGGTATGGATAAAAGATAGAAGTGCCACTACTAATCATAATTTATCTGACAGAGTAAGAGGTGTAGGAACAAGACTTTATAGTAACTTAGCAAATGCTGAAGAAAGTCA